CGAATATTCCGTACTGAGCCAAGTGATGGCGCTGCCCGATACCGAGAAGTCAGGCGGTGATCCGACATTGAAGAAGCCGCGGCCATTGACCATGAGTGTGATAGGGGATGTCGGACTAGGCCACGGCGTCTGCGATAGGGGCGCGAGCGCATTGACGCTGGTCACCGACACAGGCTCGGAAAAGGGCAGCAATGGCGATCCACCTCCACCTCCACCGCCGCCGCCCCCAGAGGAAGACGAGCATCCATCGACCGGCGTCCATTCATTGAAGACGACAAGACCGGTCATGGCACCCCCACTGCGGTCATGTAGGTGCGAAGGCGGTTGTAGAGGGCGAGATTGAGCGTTGCGCCAAGCGAGCCGCCAATGTGAGCCTCGCTGAAAGTTTGGGCAGAAGCGCCGCCGTAGGCGTTGCCAACTACAAAGCCACTCGCAGTGTCCGGTGTATTCGAAGTCAAAACACTTGTGCCAACATCGACGCCGTTCACATAAGAATGCACATTCGCGGAACTGGAGCGGTCGCCGACAAATAGCCCCTTTGTCGCAGAGGGCAGTTGGTATAAATAAATCCATCGGTATAATGATCAAATAGATAACTAGTCGTAGCGACTACCGTCCCCATCTGAGCTATGTTCTCTGGGATGGCGTTAATAGCCCAAAGTCCAAAGCTGGCGTTATTTTGCAAATAATTACCGCCGGCGCTTCCTGGAACAAACCCGGTTTGCAATACATCAGTAGCAAAATTACTAAATCCAACATAACTGGCAAAGATAATGCTGGCACCGGGAATAAGACTATAAGTCGATTGACAAATATTTAGACTAGCGTCAGACCGATTTTGTTGGGCAAAAACATAAAAAACATCCAAATGCGATCCGCATTTCCCGGTGAGCAGATCGCCATCAATCACCCCGTCGCTGACCAGGCCGCAGATCAGCGCGGTCATGTTGACCGCATTGCCTCCCTCGTTGCCGCCCGTGGTCCGCGCCAGGTAAGCCGCCGCCTGTGAGCAAACATTGGAGCCTATGCCGCTCTGGCAAAGCCGCCCCTGCGGGTCCATCGTCAGTTGGGTCAACGCCCCGCTGGGCAACGTCCCGCCGCCGCACGAGCTAACGACCATCGCCTTCGACATGCCCTGGCCCTGCTGCGCTGACGCGGGCGCGGCAACCAGCAAAAGCAGGATGGCGAGCAGAAACCTCATTTCTTGGGCTCTGCGAGGGGCGTAGGCGGCTTCGGGGCCTCGGGCGGTGCCTTTGCCTCACCTGCAGCCGGAGCCGTCCCAGGCACGTCTGCGCCGCGTAGCAGCGTCGTCGTCGACACGCAGAGGTAGCCGGCGGGGTTCATGGTCAACTGATGGAGCTGCCCGACCGTGTATGCGCCCGAACCACAGGTCGCGACCACGATCGCCTGGCCGTGCGCCGCCGTCGCAGCCACTGCCAAAACTGCCAAAACAAGCCATCTCATCAGCCGAAACTCCGTATCCTCGAGCGCGTCACCCGCGAGCCGCTGGCGCGCGACGTCAAATGTAGCGCGTTCAGCTTGTTGATCGTGTCCTCGGTCAGTTGCTTCGCCCCCATCGCCTTGTCCTCCTCACCCACCGCATGCAGGAAGGCGTGCATCATCGCCGCCGAGAGGTAGAGGCTGGGATATTTGCTGTAGACCCAGGACGGCGTCGTATCGGAGAAGACCGGAATTTCGCCGTAGTAGGTGATCATGGCCGCTTGGCCGTTGACCGCGTCGGGCGCGCCCCCGATGAACAGTTCTCGCCCCTGGATGGTGTAAAATCCATACATCCAGTTGTCGACGGTCGTGTAGAATTCGTCCCGGCTCTTGTAGCGGATCGGCATGAAGCCGCTCGGGACATTCGGATTGGCGATCCGAACCAGTTCCATCTGCAGCCAGTCGTCGGGCAAGGCGATGCACCGGCCATTGACCAGGGCTTCGCTGAACCTGATCATCCGATCGACGCGCAGCTCGGCGTTCAGCTTCTGCTCCGCTTGGCGGATGAAGCCGATGACGATCGCGTCCGCCCAGTCACCGCGATTGGCGTACTCGGCAATCTGAGCTTTGAAGTCCGCGAAGTCGGTCACCTATGCTTGCCTCGCGTTAGTCCTCGGCCACGAGGTTCTTGCGTGTCCCCGGCCGGAGGCGGACTCATCGCGCTGCGCGCGGGCGGAGCCCAGACGTCATTCGCTACCCGGCCCTTGAGCTTCGGCGGACGCTTGGCGGGATTGCCGGTCGGCTTGAACGTCTTACCTCGCTTCATGAGTCTCCTCCTCAAGCCATCCCCAACGACGCCAGCCCAACCCGCCCAAACAGGCCGGCGCACTCAGCCAGCCGCCACAGGAACAGCAGGATCAGGATCGCGACCACGCCGCCGATGACGATCTGAATGATGTTCCAGTAGGGCGCACTGGTGATGCTGGCGAAAAAGTCGCCCAGGAGGGCGCGCAGCAACGCCAGAACGACCAGCACCACGATGACAAAGATCGCCACCTGGAAGATCGTGCCGATTCCAAAGCCACACATCACGGACCAGCCTTTCCGCAGTTCTCAGTCACATATTTGAACAGAAGTTGCCGCTCGTCCCGTTGCGCCCCCGCAACGTACAAAAGGGCGAAAATCATGCCTGCGTTGAGAACGACGACGACGAGCAGGAGCGGGCTCGTCTTAAGCGCGCCGATCGTCTCGCTGGCGATCTGGGTCACACCGTTTTCCCTTCCCAGATGCGCCAAGGGGTGGCGTCGCTCGAGTTGAGCCAAATCTTGAACAGATCGGGATCATCCGCGATGCCCTGACGCTGGAGCTGCTCATAAATAATCGTTGGTATTCTGTGGGTTAACTTGAAGTCCCCGTCGTTGCGCATCGTTTCCCGGTCGCGCGCAACCGAGTCGAGGATCGGCTCGACGTCCTGAGAGTGTTCCACGTGAAACACCCTCGACGCGTCGTCGAAGATCAGCGTTCTTTCGACGCCATTCCTGGCGTCATATCGACGACGCGCCTCACCCACGGTATTACTTTTGGATACCATTGAATAGGATATGCGCTAAACTGTTGCGCATCTCAACTCCCCATTCAACTACTATCATTCTTACTTCTGCGTCGCCAGTTCTTGCCATGAGATACTGTCTAAAACTACGGAAGAACGACACCGCGATATAATCGGGATCGATCAAGAGCCCGACGTCGACCGGAAGCCAGCGTGACGGGATCACTTTGACCCGGCCAAAATCAGTCGCCAGCACGTCGACTGTGCTGACGACTTCGGTCTTTCCCACCAATACCTGAGTGGTCGACCTGCCAACAAACGTCGAAATCGTCCGCTTAGGCCCGGGAGGGACAACCCAGAGCGTCGGGCTCGCGCCGTTGGTATAAGCTTTCTGCATCCCGTCGCCCAACATCGCCTCGGTGATCGAAACCGCGGAGGGAGCTGGGAAAAGGTCGGTCGACAGCGTCGGCAGGCCGGTAACCGCAGTGCCTGGCGCGATCGCGCCTGCAACCGCGGCCAACTTGTCGGTCGCCCGGCCAAGCCAATGCGAGATGCCTTCAGTGACGCGCGCGGTCGGTCCCGAATCATTGCCGTCGACGCGCGGCTGACGGCTGCACATCGCCGTTTCCATGTCTGATTTCAAAACCTTCGAAGCCATCGCCATCTGATGGCTCATCTCGCTGCCTTTTCCCGCGGCGTCCGACTCCTCCTGCGAGCCAGAGATCGTCGCGTCACGCTCGCTGATTTGCGTCACGTTGTTCTGGCGGATAGTCGGTTGGGCGGTATGCGGAGCGAGCGCGAACCCTTCAAACTGCGAGTTCGAGGTCGCCGCCACCGCGCCGGTGCCTACTGTCACCGGAACCGCCACGGTCGGCAGGAATTCAGTCTGCCAATCAAACAGGCGATTCTTCACGTTACGACGGCGAACCGCGCTCATCACCGGCGTGTCGAACGGGTCTATGTTGTAGATTGTATTTGACAGGTCTTCTCTGTTGCCCACCGCGTTGTACGTGGTGAAGGCATTGGTAACTTTAGCCATGACGGGGTTTCTCCCGGTTAGAGGATTCTTCGGAACACTTCTGCGGCGTCGTCCAGACGTCCGCTGCTCGCCAAACGGCGTTGTGCTTCGTCGAGTCCTCTTCGGGGCGCATTCCCTAAGGGTGTAGCCGCACCGGGAGTTAACGTTCGACCTTTGCCCGGGACTTCAGCGCGTGGTTTCGCCGCAGCCATCATCCGGTCGTACTTGCTCGCCTTGCGCAGGATACTCAGCATCCTGGGGTCATAAACCGTGGCGACTTCTGACTCACTAAATCCCGCCGCGAACGCCGTTCGGCGCATCGACGAAATCTCTTTCTCCAGCGCGGCCTTGTCCGGTATCTTTGAATCGAACACGAACCGCGAAAACCCGTCTACAGCATATTTCTCCAGCCGTCTATCTGCCTCCTGCGCCTGAATCTGCGCCATTTGGGTGCGCTCCGCCTGACTCTGGGCAAGCTTGGCGTACAGTCCCTGGTAAATCTTCTGCTGCCGGTGCGCCTCTTGCGGA